CCTCAAATATCGCCTCGCCGCGCGCGCAATACCGGGGCACGCCGGGCCTCGGCCGCCATGTCCTCACCTGGCTGGAGTGGGTCCATACGGTGTCGGGCACCGTCACCTGGTACGGGACGATGACGTTCTCATCCGTGAACGTGGGGCAGGCCGGCATCGTGGGGGCGATCGAGGGCTGACATGCCCGTCCTCAAGGTCAAGCAGCTGGACGGCTCGTGGCTCCCGGTGGGCGGGGCGGCAGTCGGCGTGCCCGTGGGTGGGGCGCAGAACGCTATTCTAAGTAAATCGTCGGCGACAGATTATGCGGTGCAGTGGACGACCGCGCCGATCCTCACTGGGCTGACGGTCAATGGCGACGCGACCCTCACCGGGACGCTGATCAGCAAACACGCGGTGCGGGCCGCGGGCTACGTGGACCCCACGACTCCGAGCCTCTACAACCACTTTGGGGTCACGGCGGTGGCCCAGATCGCAACCGGCCACTACCGTCTTACCCTCGCGACCGCTGTCAATAACCCGATCGTCGTGGCCAATCAAGCGGGTGGGGCGGCGCACATCTGCTCAACGAATGCGTTCAGCGCGACGCAATTCGACGTGATGACGTTCACCGTGGCGTCCGTGGCGGTCAATACATACTTCGCGTTCATGGTGATGAGCGCATGACCATCCTCAAGGGCAAGGTCGGCGGGCAGTGGGTGCCGCTCAGTGGAGCTGGACAGCAAGGGCAGCCTGGCGTAGGCGTACCAGCTGGTGGAGCCACCAATTCTATCCTGACCAAGACCTCAGCAGCAGACTACGCCACCGCGTGGAACACGTCCATCACGGTGCAGAACCTGACGGCGATGGGCGACGTTGGGATCTTTGGCTCGCAGTCGATCAATGGCCCGATTACCATCAATAGCAATGACCTGAATCTGGCGAAGAACTTCTACATCCGGTGGAGTGGGACGACCGGCATTACTATTGATACAGATAATGCGCTGTGGCTCGGGCAGGGCGCGGCTACGGTTGAGATTCCCAAGCCCACACGGGTGAGTGGTGACCTGACGATTACTGGGACGCCTTACTGGACTAGGGGCGTATGGATAACCTCCAGTGTCGGCGGCATTCAGGCTATCGCCGTCGGTGCTGGCGCAGATAACACGGTGTACCTGGGTGGGAATGCGCCGACCACAGTGAGTGGGAACCTGACAGTCATTGGCACCTTTATTAGTAAACATGCCGTGCGCGCCACGGGGACGGTCAATGGCGGGGATGGCTCGGTAGCGAATGGCTTCGGCTTCGCCGGTGGATCGCGGCTGGCCCCGGGCTCGTACCGGCTTACACTGGTGAGTGCGCTTACTAATATATATCCATCCATCACGCCCACGCACCCGTCTGCGGCGGTGATGGCGACCTTCAGCATCGTGAGCGGAACTGTCTTCGACGTGAAGACCTACTTCCACGACGGCACGATCACGGATTGCTGGTTTGGCGTCCAGGTGGCCGGGTACTAGTCTATGACAGCTGAAGAGTACCTAAGGCAAGATGTAGGTAGCCTTATGATGCAGCTGATGTTCCAGATTGCCATGTTGAAAGCTGAGAATGACAAGCTCCGTGAGGCTTATCGTAATGAGCCTTCTTCTCATGCCGAGCGTTAGCGGCTGTACGGCAGGCCTTGGTGCGACGTCAGCTAGTTATCCACTAGCCAGGGAGGCTGCAGACATGCTTTTGTGGACTACTAGAGGCCATGACCTCGGCCTTCTAGCACGTGCATATTGTGTGGCTGGCAGTCCGCAGGAGCGTATGTGGATGCGGGACACGTACTCGAACGTGGCTGTGCCTGCAAAAGTTGTAATTCTTTGCCCAAAGGATTGAAGATATGGCTGCTAGACACAGGTTTGCCAGTAGGAAGCGTCAGTATAATACACCAAGGGCTGTAAAACGCACCATGAGTGTGCGCAAGGCTAAGAGAGTAGCCAGGACGTATGTCAAGCCCAAGTGACGGGATAGTGCTTTTAAGCACTGCCAACATGGGGCAGACATGAGTGAACTGTCGCCTTTGCCTGGCACAGACCTGGAACGTGTGCGGGTTAGCAGCAAGTTGCTGCACTTGATGGACCTAAAGTCTCGTGGTTTGAGTAATCGACAGATTGCAGACATGATGCAAACGTCGTATCCGCATGTCCTGCAGCTGCAAAACAGTGAGAAGTTCAAGAAAATGTGGGCCAAAGCCTGCGAAAATGCGGCAAATGAGGTTAGGGACAGGCTGGCAGCCCTCAGTGTGCACGCGGTTGACACTGTGGATGAGATGATGAAGCCGCCGAACCCAGCCAGAGTGCGCCTGAATGCGGCGCAAGATGTGCTGGACCGCGCTGGTTTTGGTGTTAGGAAGGAGCAGGTTAACCAATTTCAGGTTAGAATTGAGTCGGAGCAGATGAATGTCATCCTTGGCGTCGCTAGGGAGCTCGGAACAAGACCAGTTACGGTCCTGGATGCAGGAAATGTGCAGAGAAAGCCTGTACTTTCTGGTGAAGGCAGTGCTGGGCCGCAACAAGTTGGTGAGCCCTCTACACAAGGAGATGTGCGACCACCTGCAGCAGCGGAGTTTTCCAAAGACCCTGACACTGGTTCCACGTGGTTTCTACAAAACTACGATTGGCGCCGAGGGGTATCCGATCTGGAGACTGATTAACGACCCCAATGACACAATACTTATAGCCAACGCCACAATTACCAATGCACAGAAGTTCCTGCGTGTCATCAAGCACCACATTGAGTCCAATAATATGCTGCGTTGGCTCTTCCCAGACCTCATACCAAGGCCACAGGATAAGTGGACTGAGTACGAGATATGCGTGCCGCGCTCTAATGATGTCAAAGAGTCCAGTGTCGAGGCTATTGGCGTGGGTGGGACAGCTGTGGGACGGCACTTTAGGTGTATTATTAAGGATGACCTTGTAAATGAGGACCACCTGCTGAGCAGGGAACAGATGCAGAAGGTGGTCGACTGGCATAAGTATAGCGCTAGCCTACTTGTACATCCAGGCAGGGATAGAGAGCATGTACAGGGAACGCGTTGGGCCTTCTACGATGTGTATAGTCATATTATGGACAACGAGCCCTCGTTCAAAGTCCTTAAGCGCGGCTGTGTTAAAGAAGATGGCCAGCCTGAGTTCCCAGAAGAGTTCGACCTCCAGACGCTCGCGGACCTCAGGGCAAGGCAAGGCACCTTTATCTTCAGTGCCCAATACGAGAACCAGCCGAGTGACCCAGAGCGACAAGTCATAATGTCGTCATGGCTGCAGTATATTGAGGACTTGCCACAGAAGCCAGACTACCAGAGGTGCAACGCGTTCATGTTGGTTGACCCTGCAGTTAGCACTCAGCGCCATGGCGACTACACGGGCATTATTGTGGCTTATGTTGACAGCCGTTACGATGTGTATGTTGAGCTTGCTGAGCGGGCTCGTATGGCTCCTGACACCATGATACAGCGCGTCATGGACCTAGTGCAGCTGTACAATCCACTGGTAGTCGGGATCGAGACGGTCAGCTTTGGCAAGGCGTTGAAGTATATGTTCGAACGTGCACAGCAGGATCGTAAGAAGTGGTTCTACATCCAGGAACTCCAGCCTAATACACATGTTACGAAGGAGATGAGGATCAGGTCCAGTCTCCAGCCCTTGTTCAGCCAGCGCAAGGTTTATCTGGGTAAGCGCCAGGTCGAGCTGGTGGATGAGCTGTTGAAGTTCCCGTTGGGTGAGCATGATGACCTCATTGACGCGTTGGCCTACCTGCCTCATGTGTGGATGCCTGGCCGCAAAGACCTGCCAGTCGTGGACAAGCCTGAGGATGATCCCTTCAACATGGCGTACATTTTGGAGAAGCTGCATCATGGCCAGTCTGTTCCTACTATGCCTTTTGTCTGGACCCCACCTCATAGGGTATGGCGTAACTGATGGCTAAGCTGACGGCGGACCAGCGGGCAAAGGCGTCAGACATGGCTGAGAAGCTGGCTAGCTCTACTAAGTTTAAGCGCAACCCCAAGTTCAAGGGTGACCGCAAGGGTCAGGCATTCGCCATTGCCACAGCGAAGGCAAAACGCACTGCATGAACGTTAGTGAGTGGCGTAAGCGTATTGATGCGTGGGACCGCTTGTATCAAGAGAAGCGGACTACGTACCAGCAGATCACAGACTACTACAACAATATATTTGCCAAGGGTCTGCTGTCTGTCAACTTGGTCTTCTCTTACGGTCGGGCTATGGTTCCACAGTTGTATTTTAAGAACCCAGTAGTGGGTGTGAATATTAAGGTGCCTGACCAGCAGTTTCGGCTGCTTGAGATGACTATGCAGAGGATGGATGATGAGTTGATAGTGCAGACTCAGCTCAAGCAGGCTTTGAAGAAGGCCATTACCACGGCGTACTGTTATGGTCGAGGGCCGATGAAGGTCGGGTTTATGGAGCCTGACTCAGCGACGGGGTTCCTGCAGGAGATGCCAAGCTGGAGGCGCCACAATGTCCTTTCTCCCAATAGGCCGTGGGTCCAAGCCTTTTATCCGGACGACTTCGCCTTCGACGCAAACGTCAGTGACTTCGAGGACAGTGCCTGGTGTGCCATGCGCTTTGAGAGGAGCCGTGAGCAACTGCGCGGGGACCCTGTCTTGCGGCGTGCGGTCGAGAATATTGAAGACGGTGATCCGGATGATACGGTCAAATTCTGGGAGGTCTGGGACAAGCACACGGGAGAGTGGCATGTGCTCACGGTGGAGGGGCCCGACTTCTCCACTGAGGGTAAGCCGATCGAAGTCTGGCCATTCTACGTCCTAGACTTTAACTGGTGCCCGCGCAATCCTATTCCAGTGTCAGACGCTGAGCTCATCCTGCTGCTCCAAGATGAGTATAATGAAGTGAAGACCCAGATTCACGAGCACCGGCGTGTGTCCATTACGAAGCTCCTGGCGCGTAAAGGTGTCTTGGACAATGAGGCGAAGTCCAGACTGGAGAGTGGCAAGGTCGGGCCCATAGTTGAGATCGAGGGCGTGCCAGCTGAGTCTGTGATGGAGTTTAAGCCAAGCGTACCCACAGACCTTTACACCACTGCCAACACCACGCTTAATGATGTCAGGGACTGTATTGGGTTTACGCGGAACCAGTTGGGTGAGTTTGCAGGCGGACAGGGCAGCAGGCGCACGGCTCGAGAGGCTACCATTGTACAGCAGGCTATCCAGCTGAGGTTGGATGAACGCAGGGATATGGTGGCTGACTTGATTGGGCAGGTGGTGACGGCCTTTAATGATATGGTGATGGTGCGCTGGGACCCTGAGACAGTGGCTACGTATGCGGGTGTGGCAGATGGCTGGGAGCTGATTGAGATGATCAGGGGCAAGTATGTGGAGAGCGTCGTG